GTTCACCGTGACGGTCGTAATAAATGCTGAGTTGACGTAGGACAGCACAATGGTCTGGGCACTCCACGAAACCTTGACAGCATTAGTCTCACCGTCAATTCCCGGAGGGACAATGTACCCCTCACCCGCTGGGACGTTTACGGTGTTCGCGGTGGCAATCGTCAGCACTGGGTACTGACCACCTACGGGGCGAATCCAGCCGGTGGTGGAGGCTTGGTACAGATTGACGTTGCTGTTAGTAGTAGAGCTAACCAGCACGAACGCAGAGCCGTTGTAGAGGGCCATGTAGAAGCTACCGGCCTGAACCTCACCGGCCAGCAGTTGATTGCCGTCAGCAGAGACTATAGAACGAGCGCCGATGCCGTTGTAGTTGAGGGTCATAGCCCCTGTGTTGGTGGCGGGGGCGAAGAAGCTGACCAGCGCACCAGCGACGTATGTGGTGCCTTGACCGACCAGCGTACCGACAATGTTGTCAACACCGCCAGTGATCTGTACGCGAGTGTTGAGTCCGTCTTGGCTCATGCCGAGTGTGGCGTACTGATTACGGAGTGTTGGGTTGCTCACGCCAGTGTGGTGATAGCCCCCCATCGGAAGATTAGCGATTGGGGTGGTCTGGCCGTCAGCCGCGATGCTGTCTGTCAGCGCCGCCGCAAGGTCGTTCATGGTGTTATTGGCCCAAGAAGACTCAATCACCGTTCCCGGAATTACGGGATTCCCAGCGGGTAGGTCAAATTCACCGTTTCCGTTGCGTGGCATAATCTACTCCTACTCGGTAGCTGTAAAGGACAGTCCAGGAAGAAGTCCCATGTACAGGGCTTCTATGTCTGCTGCTCTTGGGCTTTGGCCAGTGTACCCCATAGGCCGAACCCCATGCAAGGCTCTTTTAAGCGGGTCGCCGACCAATGGGGCTCTAATTCCTATGGTATCTAGGAAGGAAGTTCCTTCCTTCATATTTCGTAGAGCATTGGCCAGCATGGTTCTATATGCTGTTTCCTCAGTGCTTAAAAGCGCAGAAGTAACGTCGTCGTTTGTAAGAGCCTTCATAAGCTGACCGTCGGTGGTAGAGTTGGCCAACCTGTCCCCGAGCATTGAGCGTAGTGGGGCTGTAGTCTCTGGGACTCTAGTGGTTATTTCACGCACCGCCGCACCCTCCCCAGGACGCATAGTCTGGCGGGTTCCTGAAGCCGGAAAGGTTGCGCCCCTGCCACCGACAACTCTACCAATTGGGGTATCCCTAGTGAGTAGAGGGGCTACTTCGGTGCGATACAACGCACCAGCCTCGTCTAGAGCGGCCTTGCCACCTGTATTCTCTGGCAACGCGCCCCAAGCGTCCATGTCAGCGCGAAGGGCGTTAGCTTGCTCGTACAGGGCGTTTTGTCTAGGGCTTTGGAATGGGGCTTCGCGCGCCATCATCATAAGCTCATTTTTAGCCTGATGCACGTCACCAATCGGTAAATCACGTGGGCCTCTAGGAACAAGCGGAAGGCCATTTGGCCCCAGAATATTTCCTGCCGGTGAGGTTGAGTTACCAACCAAAGTTTGACGAACCCTGTTCACGGTGGGGTATCTAGAGTCCACAAGTGTGTCGGCAAAGTCGCTAGTTAGCGCACTCGTATTGGATAACCTTACCGGCGAGGTTCCTGGAGTGGCTAGTGCTGAGGCATATCTGGCATTACTACCTGAGCGCGTGGCATCAACATAGTTGCGAACAGCGTTTTGAAACTGCTCAGTGCCCTGTCCTGGGGACGCTGGATTGTGGCCCAAAAGTCTAGCCAGCGCACCCCTCGCCATTTCATCTGGTAATGTCTTTCTAGTAGCCGCGAGCCCTTTTACGAGCGGAACTACTGCGCTGCCAGTGGTGCCGATACCAGCCCCGATAGCGGTATTCATGCCACGCTCGCCCTGAGCTTCTTCAGTAGCGGTGAGTGGGGCGGCTGCTCCACCGAGTGCGCCTCCAGCGGCTCCCCCGAGTAAAGTTCTAAGAGTATTCATAACCGCGCTACCGGCGCGTGGGATGACAGTAGCCTTCGCCGCCAAGCCAGCCGGTAGAACTGAGGTGGCTACGGCTCCACCAATGTTGCCAGTGGTTCCCCAGCCGGTATCCATTAGTGCTGCATCGAGCTTGTCCGCCTCTTCTTGCTCAGCGTGAAGCTTGGCCAATTCCTCTTCACTGCCTAGAGGGGTCATATTGTAGAGCTGCTTCGCCCCGCGCCAAGTGTCCACAACTGATTTACCAGCACCGGCCATAGCGAGCTCGTAGGCTGACATGTCGTTAGTTGGGTTGAGTTCTTTATCGAGTGCAGCCTTCTCCACCACCTTTTCCCTGCGCGCATCCATATCAGCAATTCTAGTTGCTTCCTTGGAGCGCGGAGCCTGTTGCTGAGAGGTGCGGTTTTGTCTAATGGTAGCCGCCAGTCGAGCAGCCCCCTCAGTATCACCGGCGGCATCAGCGGCCTTCAGTGCCTGCATGTAACGAGCTTCGTCGTATGCCATTGTCTATTCCCCTACTTTGGAGCGTACTTATTCAGCAAGTCATCGTCAGTACCGACATCGGCGGCGGCTGGATCTTCCCCCCACAGCTCGCGCTTGGCGGCTTGCCAGTAGCCCCCCTTCGGTTTTCCTCCAGGCTTGTGATAGGTTCCTGATCTACGGGCCTCAGCCTCCATTTCTAGCGCCCTGTTCGTAACTGCAGTCACCTTGTATAGCCCATCTATGAGTGCAGCAGCGGACTCTTGTGACATTTCGTTAGATGGGTATTGCTCGAGCATCTTCATAAGTTCGTAGTTGGAATCGTTACCGCCGACCTGTTGTAGGTCAGCAGTGGCCAACCTGATAGCTTCCTTCTTGGTAATCATAGCGTCTGGGTTGAGTAGACCAGTTGCCACACTCTGCAACACAGCACCCATGCCGCCACCGACGCTTTCACCAAACCTGTTAAGTCCAGCCGCCGCTTTTTGAGGGGTGGAGAACAAGTCTGATTGTGGGTCGTGTATAATGTCTTGCAGCATTTCCAGCTGACTTAGAGACTTAGAGGACACCTCATACATCCCATCCACTTTGTCTATAGCCTTAATCTCAGTAGCTGAGGTTTTGTCACCCCCCGCTACTGCGGCCAGATAGTCATTATAGTTCTTACCTTCGTTGGCCCCCAACCATAGGTTGAACTTAGTCTCTTCAGCATTTGGCCTACTGGAGCCTGCATTCGGGGCGAACGCCTTGTTTCTCTGCTCGAACGTATACTGGTCACGCTCACGTTCTAGCTCGGCAGCGGCCTCAGCATCAAGATTAGAAACTGCCTGATCATATTCCTCTGGGGATATCTGCCCCATTTGCCGTAGAGCCATTAGACCAGCCTTGGAAGTGCTGGACTGAGCGCGTTGCGCTAAGTTGAGCTTTTGTGGCATCATCTGCTCGACAGCGGACTTGGTAAGTTCTGGCATTTCCAACTGATCACCAAGCTGCATCATCTGCTCTGGAGTCATGTCTCCAGTAATGCCTTTTAGGGCGGCTGCTCTGGCGGCCTGTGCTTCGCCCTCAGCAGCAGCGGCCTTCTCTTCTCTGGCCTGTTGGAATCCTGGCTGCATGAAGTTGTTGAGGATGCCAGCATAATCTATCTGGGTGTATCCCGGAGACCCGTTGGCCCCCTCTGACTGAATAAGACCAGAGACAGGGGTGTACTCACGCTCGGCCTTTTTGCGAAGGGCGTCAGCTAGGAGCTTCTTTTCACGGTATGCTGCCCCAGCCGCTATGTCGATCTGCGGAGCAGGTTGGGTAGCCACCCGAGGCATTGGGGCTGGGACAAATCCCGGAGCGTTCCAGTATTCCATTTCTTATCTCCTATCCCAGCCAGCCAGTAAGAGTGTCCATACCTTTGCCCTTCAGCAGCAAACGGTCAGCCCACAGTGCGGCGGCAGATATGGGGTTGGAGTATGCAGCGGTAGTCAGGGCGCTCTTTGCAGCGTTTGCGACTTCCCCGTTATCATCGGTCTTTTGCTTGCCGTACACCTTGTCACCAAACATACCGTCAAGCATAGCGTATGGACTGCCCCCGCTGGAGCCGCCAGCCCCACCAGAACCGCCGAATATGCTGCTCATGGCGTTGCCGAAGCCACCTCCAGTCCCGCCACCAGCCATAGGAGCTCCACCGCGAATGCCGGAGCCGCCTTTCACAGTACCGTTGGAGAATCCGCCAAACAGGTCGGCGGCACCGCTCATCATGTCTTTGCCGGTGTCGGAGCCTTTGAACATGTCCCAAGCCATGTTGCCCCCCTTATTCAGCAACTGGCCGAAGTCGTTACCAGCCTGTTGAGCGCCAGCGGCTGACATCATAGGGGTTTGGGCAAGACCCTCAATCTTCATGGTAGGATCTTCCCTAACCCCAATCTGCTGCTGAGGGGCGCGAAGTGCTTGGACGATTTGTTTAGGCTGCCAAGTGCTCATTTCCCCATTACCCCGCCGACCATGCCGCCGACCCCGCCCATAGTGCTTCCCTTCTTAGAGTTGCTGGCGTTGGTCTTAGCCATTTGTGAATTGAACTGCTGTTGAGCAGCCCCCGCTTGATCTGCCGCCTTGCCTGACCAGCTCGGCGCGTAACCCTGAGGGCCGGTACGAAGGCCGTTCATCATATTCATTGAGTCGGCGGCCATTTCCCACGGCATCCGGTACTTTTCAATGTCTTGGGCGTAGTTCTGAGCTTGTCTGGTTAGGTTATTTGCCCAACCTTGATTCTGCTGGTCGAACCGCTGGCCCTGAAGGGATTGATTCTGCTTGCTAGTGTTCAGGTTCTGGTCGTAGTTCTGTGCCTGACCCTGCAACTGGCGAACGTAGTTTTGACGCGCTTCGTTCGCCCCAAGCACCGTAGCGTCGAGTCCGAGCTTGGCATTCACGTCACCTTGTGCGGTGTCTATGTCTCGCATAGTGGTGCGCCATGCTTCGTTGCCCATAGCGCCACCTTGCAGTCGCATCTTACGCTCTTGGGCGTCGCGTGCTTTCTGCTGCTCAGGACCTAGACGTGACATTCCACTCTGGTAAAAGGCATCCGCTGCGGCCTTGCCGCTATTTGGATCCCACTGTACCTGATCAATTCCTTGGAAGTCATTCAGCGCACCAGCGTTGTTCTGGAACTCCCCAACCTGTGCTGGGCCGGTGAACGCGCCTTGATTGGCGAGCCGCTGTTGCGACTGGCTGTAATTGGCCATCGCAGCGCGGTGCATGGCCTCCAGCTCTGGTGACATGGTGTTCTGTTGCGTGTACTTACCATCTGGCCCCAGTACATACTTAGACGAGCCAAACATGTCACTCTGGCCGCTGTTCTGCATCCGGAAAATATCGTTTTCCCGATCAAGCGCAGCCTGTTGAGTCTGGAGTTTGGCGTAGTCTGGAGCCTTAGGAGCTTTTACTTTCTTCTTGCCGCCCATTTACGCCGCCTCCACAAATCTGATTGCTTTGCTCCAGAGTGGACTAGTCAATACTCTGCACTGCTCTGGGGTCATGGTGTACATAATTAAATCACCTTCATCTGAGTATCCGGTTACGCGAGCTTCCTCTACGAAGCCAAGGTGCAAGTCAAGCTTCTGGGCTTCGTCATTGCTGCCGTTCACCTGACCAACTATCTTTTCCACCATAAGCCTGTTGAATGCGTAGTCAAAGATCGCCACATACCACTCTTTGCTTGGCCTGCCCTCTACCCAGATGTGAGCATTGACTGTACGACCATTATAGCCGTCATACACCACTCCAGCAAGTGGTTTCCCGTTCTCATCTGTGCAGGTAATGCAATTCGCCCAGCGGCTAGGGTAATATCCCAGCTTCTTGCAGTGGAACGGCAAATATAGATTAGAGCAATCTATTATCTTCATATAGCAAGCCCCGACTCGAACACCACTTCCAGAGCGGCGAAGTTGGACGTTTCAGAGGAGTTAACTGCCAACAACAGAGCAGCGCAGAAGCCAAGCCCTACGACCCCCGTCCACGGATGGTATGTTGTTCCGAACTCAGTAGCCCAAAACGCCTGATCCCAAATGGAGTTTTGCGCGTCCCAAAGGTAGCCCAGAGCCTGTGGGCCTGAAGCTGGGGGATTGCCAGCAAGGGCGGTCAGGTCGTAGTCCACGTTGAGCTTGAGTCTGTATCCAGGAGGCGTCGTGGCTTGGAATATGGGGCGAACGAGCTTGAAGTGTTTGTTGGACGTGGGGTCGCCGAAGTAGTTGTAGGCGGAGAACAGGTTGCAGATAATCTCATCGCCACCAGTGCCGTCTAACTTGACGTTGTCCTTTGACTCGCCACCATACAGGCAGACGCGACCATCTTCTGTGCCGAAGTATAGCTTACCATTGAACAGCTCGAAGCACGACACAGGCAGGTTGAATCTAGTCCACGCCCCCGTAAGTGAGTTCATAACATACTGAACAGCCTTTGTGTCGCTGCTTCTTGGTATGTTTATGACTATGGCCTGCAACACTGGGATGTTACCGATCTGCCAGTTTGGAGTGTAGTACCGACTATTGACGATACGGTTCAGCGTGCGGCTGATGCGCTTACTCAGCGCGGCGTTGCTGACGGCAATGTTGGCCTCGCCCTTGACTACGCTGGACAGCGGGATGATGCCGTTGCGAGTCATGAGTATTACGTCGCCACCAAGCTCACACGATGGGCTGGTGCCGATAGGGGCGGAGATATAGAACATGGCCTCAAGCGCCCAGTCGTCTATTGTCTCTGGGTCGTTGCCTGAGAAAATAAGAAACTCACCTTGGCTACTGAAAACCCCAAACTTATCGTCAAGCCCAGCGCCGGAGTCCAAGCTCCACGTTACCAGCTCACTGATAAACCCGCCGCGAGGTAGACTTCCACCCACATTTACGGACTTGGCTGTCCCGCCAATGGAGTCAATGTCCAAGTACCAAGCGATTAGGCTGTCCTGCTGGATAAACCAAAGACGGCGCTTGTAGGCGGTAACTCCAGTCAGCGTGGTGGGGTCTACCCCATCTATCTCCCCAGGAGCCGTTGGGGTGGCTGACTCGGTGAATGGTGTCCAGTCAGTGCCGTCGTAGAAGAACGCCGCGTCCACCCCGTTAGTGACAACCATGTACTGACCGAATAGGGTGCTGAACATGCACCACTCAACGTCCCCGTAGGTCAGGTCGTACACCTTTGTTGGGTTATTTGTTGAGGTGGTTATGTCGTATATTCCCTCGTCGGTGCAAGCGAATAGCTGGGACTCACCACTGGACGCAGCGTACCGAAGCAGAGTACGAACCTTCCCGTTCAGGTTGGTGGCGTACTCTTTGTATCCTCTGCGGGTAGACAACACCCCTGTCTGCGGGTAGAAGTTCTGCATGTCAACACAGTATTGAGGCTCCATCGCCGCCAGAGGGTCAAGGTCGTTGATGCCCATAGTGGGGGCCGGTAGACTAACCACCGAGGACACCCTCTTCTGGTACTTACGATTAATCATGACCATGATCAGTTACCGAAGTAGGTGGAGTCTGGCACGTTGGCCCAGCCGATCAGCAGCTTGCCTCCTGCACCGGACAGATTAATAACGGGTGCTCCTTGATTCTGCGCTTTCTCAGAAGACAGCAGGTAGTTGAATTCCTCTTGTAGAACAGTAGTGTCAAAGCCCTTCTGCGCCCACATCTTAACCTTAAGACCAGCAATCATCACACGGCGGTCATACAGTGGTTTGTCTGTGGCGCGGATTACCCTGTCTTGGTAGTTGGGGTTCTGTGGGTCTGGGCTCGAACCATCGATCACCCAGTCCTTACTGATGTAGTACAGGGCAAACTCTTGTCCAGGACCTGGGATTGGATACACGGTGTACTGATTATTGAGTATGCGGTACTGGAAGTAGACGCCTACGGACACGATGCCAAACTTGTTCCACGCCCACACCTGAGGACTCACTGGCCCCTGCATCGGGCGGCGCATGGACTTGTTCCACTCGGTCTGGTTGACTTGGCGACCGAAGTCAGTCGGCATTGGGAACGACTCAGAAACGCCGTCACCAACGAACCCCATTTGCTTCTCAAGGAACTGCCAGTCCTGGACTCGGTTCATTTCATCCCCGAGCGCGTTGAGCAGCCCCAGCATCTGGTAGCCAGAGGCATCCCCTGCCGCAGAGCTGAGGGATACTGGAGGCAGTCCTAGCTCTTGGGCAGCGGCGTTGATTATCTCGTCAGCGGTTCCAAGTGTAGCCATGACCGTACTCCAGTAAAAACCCCGAGGCAGGGGCAGGGCATCACCCCAAACTTATGCAGACTTCTTGGCAATCGGTAACTTCATCGACTCCTCAAGGGCTGCGATGCGAGCTTTAAGGTCGTCGTTTTCCTTGGCAAGCGCGGTGAACGGTGCGTCAGATGCGGCCTTTTCAAGCCACAGTTTAGCCTTGCGCTTCAAATCATAAAGTCCAGGCATCGTAGTGCAGGCAGCGTCATTAAGCTCGCCCAGTTGCTCAACTGTGCGGCACTTGATATACGCCAGCTCTTCCACTTGCGAGCGAGTAATGGCTGGCCACTCAGCTAGCGGGGTGCCGACCATCTGATCGTTGTCGCCCTGCTTGAAGAGCGAGTACTGCTTGGGAAAATTCCGGCGATCCATGTCGCTTACTTTGCGGCGGATAATGTTGGTGGAATTCCCTGGAGCCAGCAACTCTACAAACTCACGATCTTGGAATATTGGACGGCCAGCCTCAGCAGAGGCAGCTTCGTCTTTGTACGGAAACCAGTAGAAGCGAGCATGTACGCCCTTCATACTGTTGTCCTGAAAATCTTGTGGGTTGCTATCGTATTCTTCGCGCATGGTTGCTTCCTCAAAGTTATGGAATTATCGTCACTTCATTGGATTCGGCAGAGGTCGATCCAATTATGTTCGTGCCTGTTACTCGGCACTTCATTACGTCACCAATGTAGGGCGAAATAATAGTCAACTGACTACCAGTCTCACCGATCATAGGGGTGTTGTTTCTAAGCCACTGGTATGAGATTGAATCAGCGTTAAGCCAAGTTCCAGGATTGCACGTCAACTTATTGCTGGATGACGGCACACCAGTCACAGTAGGGGCGACGGTGTTAGTCGGCGCTCCGACCCCTGCTGCGATCATCCAGTACTTCCACAGTTTCTCGTTTAGCGTTCCGGTGTACCCAAGATTTTCGGTGTACTGCATCCAGAGGTCGTTGGTAGTTCCCTGAGCAGTAGGCATCTGAACGCGCAAGAACGTGTGTTCCATGTCGTTCAGGGGGCCGTAAGGTATGCCCTGATCGTTGTAATAGGCTCGCAAGCCATCGTTGACCGTTGGGCCTCCGGTGGCTCGCAAGATTGCATCGTTCAGCGTAGGCATTACGTCACCGCAGCTGAGGCGGCGGTGGAACTACCGAACACAGACTGACCAGAGGTAACGCTCTGACCGGAACGGTTCAAGAACCCAGTTTCTACCGCTGCGCCGTTTGCGACGGTAGCAGTAGCAGTCACTGTTTTCGTGCCGAAGCCTGTGAAGGCAGGGCCAGCACCAGCATCACGCGAACCGCCGTTACCAGCCATCAGAAGCGGCTGAGCAACATACGGAACAGTCGGAGCCACACCGTTATCAGTAGCAGTGGACTTGCCCCCACCGATTGCGGTCAAGATAGCGGTCGTTGCCGACTGCATCGAGGACGAGCTGGTGAAGTAGCTAACTCCGG